CCAATTTGCTGCACCAACACCGCCAAGGAAATCCGATAAAGTATTTCCAAGACCCGCCCCGACTACTGCGCCAAGGCCGTGTTGAAATCGTCTAGGAAGAAAGCGTTCAAGTTCAAGTCCAGTCATTGCGCCTATAATCATCACGGCGTTGTCAATGATACCGAATATAATAAAGTCTATCATTGAGCCCCCGCTTTCTTAAATTGCAAAGACTTGTAATTAGCCAAGCTTCCATCTTTTCTTAATTGTTTTATTCTTTTCTTTACTGCTTCCTTCGCCTCTTGAACCTTTTCAAAAAAAGTAAATTCATAAGGATTGTAAAAGCTAGTCTGACCAGTCGCCCATGGTTGAAAGTCTTCTTCTGTTAGTCCGTCTTCCCATGAGGCATCTTCTGCCCGTTGCCATAAGCTCAATTGATAGCATTCTGATTTATCATTAAATTTAAAATCATATAAAAATTCAATGTCCCCATGCTCGCAAGTTGTAAGCTCATAGCGGTTGTCTAGTAAAAAAGAATTAATAAAATTAGGTATATTAATTCGTGATGCTTCATCTTTTCCACCCATGCTGTAGTTTTCTTTGCGTGAGTTTTGAAGCTTATAAAAAACGTCCCTACCTGTTTCAGCTAGGTATCCGTCCCAATGGCGATATATCCAAATGGTAGTATCCCCATAACTTATCTTTATGTTGCATCTAGTGCCCATAATTTTTACTCCTTGTTATTGTTTGTTTGATTTGTTTGATTGTCCTTCAGATTAATGAAGGGTAGAAGACGCACCGCCACGCCTTCAACTCTTCATTAATTGAGTTGTTAACCTGACGACTAAGCAATGCCCGTCTCGCCAGAAGAGTGCCCACTTTACAAGATTTAATATTCGTACCTTTGCGAGCCCGCTTGTCTGGTGGTTTATATGTAATAGAGGAGATAACACGCCAGCTTAAAACTCCATCGAATCAAAAAACTTTAACTCGATAAGCGTATTATATACGATAACGGGTAGCAAGTCAAGCACTATTTACTACCCCCCATACACTCTAAGTCGTGGAGGAGTAGCTGAGGCTATTAATTGAGGGGATAAGTTGGGGAGGTAGATGGCTATATAATAGCTAGGGTTGAAGGCTGGATATATCTAATATGGGAACTTTAATCACTCCGGCAAAAAAAATAGACCCTATAGCAAACAGATACAGAAATATAATATTTGCAGTTTGCCAATTGATATGACATCGGTTGCTACTATACGCAAAACCGGCGCAAACTATAGGCCATACAACAACTTTTCCACGGGCGCACGTGCCCCCACACGGGGAAAAAATCGTCTAGTACATACGATATACCCCCTCATATTTTTTTGTTAAATGTAAGCAGGTTTTTCTTGTCTATCTATTGTACGCATTCGAAGAGATAACTCTTCAGCTCTGTTAGGTGTCTGTTGAGCCCATAAACTATCTTTCATTTCCCAACCTGCAGTAAAGTAATCGTTAGTATCAATTGCAGATAACATTTTCTTAAACTTAGAGACTCCAAATTCACCCAATTGGAATACCATTTCAATCACGATACCAAACGCTGTAGGATGAACCTTTCGCTCATCTACGAGCCTCTGAGCTCCATTAAGAGCTATTTCAAAATCCTTATCAAATAACTTCAACCAACCTTCTTTTGTAGTCGGTATCTCCTCACCATCATTTATCTTATGGCCTACCCCACCAGTTAAGTGTCCCTCCGTGCATTTGTAGGGCATCAGCCTGTATCCTTCATGCAGCTTAATACTCTCTTTTACGTCATCATAATTCATAACCAATTATCTCCTTTTGGTGTTGCGCCAATTGTTGTTTCCATGAATGTCTCGAGCTCTCGGTCAAGCATTTCTTCTCTGTGTTGGTCGAATGCGAGCACTTGGTCTCTATCCATTCGTTCTACCCAATAGTTTGCAGCTATTGCCATTGCGTCTATCTGGTCATCGTGTCTAAGAGCTCCCTTATCACGTGTGATACGTGTCATTTGTCTAAACAATTGATGGTCAGGTGGTAACTCAAAGTCCCTTTTGATAATCTCATGGTCAACTACGAGCCTATGCGTATTCATAATGGGCTCTAAGGTATCAATAATACGTTTCTCTTTTTGTATATTGTGTCTGACCTCTTCTATTTCGCATGGATGTATCTTGGACATCACCGGTTTTAGCAATTGTGTTGCCATGCCATCCCCAAAGTTACTCTCAATAACGACATAATTAACTTCTTGGCGTTTCGCTATGTGTGCTAATTGCTCTAATGTGTCTGTACTATAGCCACCTTCTAGTGCGCCAATAGCTGTTAGATACAAAACACCATGCAACATCTTCATTACTGCATAACCTGTTCTATCTTCTCCACGCCCTGATGGGTCAATTGACATAACTGTTCCCTCCCAAGGCGCAAATTCTTCACTCATATATAAATAAGAGGTGAAGTAGTCTCCCTTAAGACCCACGTTTGGTGTGTCTGAGCTAATCGCTGTGATTTGGTCTTGTCCAGAAGCCCATTGTATCTTTGCAGGTGCTTCTTTCCATGAAGCGCAACCTGAAACTACGATGAGGTCGTTTAGTTTGAGTGGGTATCTGTTTGCATCACTTAGAGTTGTATCCAACATGAACTGCAAATTGAAACCACTACGCCCATACGAACTTAGACGTTCCATTAAATCAACTTCGTTAAACCTATCAGGGTCTGTAGGCTTACCTTCTGAAGTTTTATTCTCAGCAATAACTTTAGCTAACTTTTGTCCATACCCTACGGTCTGTGTTTTTGTAGGATAAAGGGCTGGCCATACACGTGTCTTGTAACCACGTTCTTCTAAGGAGTTATATAAAGACATCTCTGTCTGCGGTGTCCCTAGAAATACAATGCGACCTACTTCTGGTTTTATAATCGCATCAAATTCTTTAACTGTTTCACTTAATCGGTCACGCATGAGCTGTGTCTGAGAGTTGTTTGCACTCTCAACGTCATCAGCAATAATTAAATCAGCACGTGAACCTGTAAGCTGTCCTGTAACACCCATCGACTTAACACTTGGAGCGTGTGAGGCTCTAGCAGGCGCAACATCAAAGCTAATCTTTGAATGTCTTTGGTTATCCCGGGGGATTAGGTGTTGTAGCATTGGCATTTCACCAATGAGCCTTTGTGTAAACGTAGAAAAGTCATCGGCTCTAGTTTTACTCGCAGAAACAACCAAAATATTCCTATTAGGATTTAATAGTAATTGGTGACAGACATAAGCTGACGTAATCCAACTTTTACCGACACCTCTGAAGGCCTGTATGACTAATCGTTTGTCTTTTGCCTGTAGATAATCAGCTATATCGTATTGTATTGGTGTTGGTTCTGGTAAGTTCAGATGTTTCCAACATAAATACAAAAAGTTTTTAAAGTTTTGTATCTTATTCATCTACATCAAAAGGCACTTCTTCTAATATGTTGTTTGCCTTTTTAACTATGTCTTCTGGGCTGTACGTTTTACAGACTTCTAAACATACTTTTATCTCTGAGGCGGTGAGGTCTTCACCACTTTTTAATTTCTTATAAGCTTGCCGTACTAGCAATATGGGTAGTTGGTCAACAATTGACTCGATAGTATCTTTTTCTTCCACTATTTAATAATCCTCTCACAATGTTTCACCCCTGTTTTATCTATGGACATCTCGCAGTCCTCTAATGTGCACGTATATTGCACTTGGTTGCCAGCATTCCTCTCTGCAGTTCTTTTACCTTCTAAACATTCCCCTAAACTTTCTTGATGATACCAGCCTTCAATAGTTTTATTGCCTCCATCAAAGACGTATAGGCTCAGAATGATAACTGTTTCAATGACTCCCATTCTTTTCCTCTAAATCTATAATTCGTTCTTCGTGAAATTGAATTATCATGTCGTTCTTTTGTATCATTGGTATTTCAGCTTCCATCTGTTTTTTAAGCTTGTCTTGGTTCTTAGAAATAAATTCAACAAGCATAAAAATTTCTTGTATTTGTGGTGACACCATGTCCCCTTTAGGAACACCATCTATAAATTCGTTAGCAGCTTCTAAATCTTTTTCCATTAGCTGTAATGAAGTCTCTATAGAATTTAATCTTTCAATAACACCAAAGCCAAACCATGCTCCGACTAAACACGCTCCTATAATTGAGAGCAAGTTACGCATTGGCATTGATACACTTGTGTTATCACTTATCTTCATACTTCTGACCCGTATCTGCTTTCACAAAAGAACTCGAACGACTTCAAGTTTTCCTGCAGGTGCGGTAACAGCAGCTCTACTTTATTATTTGCAATGTGTTTGTGACAAATCCACGTGTCAGGAAAAGTTTCTTGTAGATATTCTCTTGATACTATTTCTCCGCTATTGAAAGTAAGCATAACGGTTATGACAAACCACATTATTTCTTACCTTTTAATAAATCAATTCCCCGTAAACCGTATATTGAACCACATATTCCAAGGAATAATCCCTGATACCAATACGGAAGATTTTTAAATTGCTCAAAGAACATATCTAACTTTTGTTTTATGTCTGGGTCATCGCTAAAGATGCTCCAAATCAATACAAGTATTGGTAGCGATACCAAAATAAGAACGAATTCATCCTTAAATCCTTGGTCATTAGATTGTCTAACTGTTGCTTGGTACTCTATTTCACCTTTGGCCATAGCCTCAGCGTGTCTTAATGCAGCATCAGACTCTAACATTTTGCGTTTTTGTCTGTTACCAATGATGTGAGAGCCAGCACCAACTGCTAGTTTTACTATGTCAAGTATCATACTATCATATCTCTTATAACAATGATGAATTGTGTGAACACTCCGAAACCAATCGCCCACATTATCTTTTGAATGCGGTCAACGTCTTCTTGAATGTGAGCGAGGTGATTATTCTTTATGGTGTCAATTGATTGTTCAATTAGTTTTATATCGGCGTGGATACGCTCGATTTCGAGATTAATCTCGTTTATGTCTTTCATTAGATAATTATTGCTGTAACTATAACTGCAACTACAATCCAGTATAGAGGTACGTTAATCATAGCGTAGCCATATACTTTTTTAATTAAATCAAAGTTCATATTACTTACCCTTTTCTTTTTTTAGGCTTTGGTTTTGGTTTTTTTGGTTTAGATTTTTTTCCATACATAGTTCGTGCTCCTCCTTAAGGGCATTGTGTTGTTGTTGTAAAGTTTCGATAATTGTTAGTAACTGAGCTATCTCAGCTTCCTTCGCTTGTAGTCTTTTAATTAGTAGTTCCATTATTAAGTTGTTTCCAATATTTGATAGGTGCTAAAGATAGCCCTTGTTTGTCGTATTTGTTTGTTAAGATAATATCCCCGGCATAACAGATACGGTTTGTGTCACACATTTGATTACGGACATAATGCGTTACATGACCGGGTAAAATTAATAAATCGTTTGTCTCACAATCAATTTCTTTTTCTAAATTATTTATATCTCTGATTATTAATGGAGAGTTATTTTTTTGTTTGCTGGTGTACAAAACAAAATTTAGATGTGCAAAACCATGATTGTGTGTTGGGTGTAGTTGCTCACTATCTTTATCCCAATTCATAGACCACGATTGTACTAAGTGCTTATCGTAGTTATTACCTACATATAAATCTAATTTTTCTGCGATTGCAGATAGAACATGTGGAAAGTCATCAAGTATCTGTACGTGTTCCTCTTCACTTGTTAATCCGTAACTAATGGCTTTATCATTCAGTTGTTTTAAGGTGTCGGCATCTAAGTCAAGCTTATAGACTTCAATCAGCATTTATTTGTAATATTGTATGATTTTTAATGGGTAAGAATTTTTATTAGTTACATTAACAGTATCTGTTGTTTGTTTCTTAGTTGTCCATTTATCTAGCTTTACATCTCCAAGATAAGCTTCTTTGCAAAATACTGTGTAACAAAGCTCACAATCAGGCTTATCAATAGCTACTGTTGAACGAGCTGTAATGTCTATTTCTCTTACATTCCATGCGCTATCATCTTTATTGATACGCACCACGCAAACCATATCAGAATTATCTTCTGTTACTTCTATTCTGGCTTTACCAACTTTTAATAAATAACAAAAAGCTGGTTCACTCCAAGAGTTGCTAGTTCCATCGTATGTGTAATTAACAATACATTTTTTATTCTCTAAATCTTTTACAACCTCACAATTGATTTGTGATTTTATGATAGTTTCAAACGCATCTAAATCTTCTGCTGATATATTATCTTCATCTGTCCATTCTTGAGTAACGCAAAACGAACCTGAACATAAAATATGAGCCATAGAGTTTTTAAAAATCTTAGGATTATCAGGATGGTCTTCATTAAATTTAGGGTCAGGACTTTCAATAACGTGTGTTCTTTGTAAGAAGTCTCCAACCTTTGTGTTTCCTGTGTATGAAAACTGCATTTCATTATCAAAGGTATCACAGGTGTAATACATATTTACTGTAATCATAATTCCTCACTTGTCTTATGTTTAGTCACGTCTGAGATTGCTGTGTTCTCAACCACAGTTTCAGTTATTTCGTGAATTGTTTTATTAGGTTTATCCATGTAATAAGTTTGTTTTGTGTAACCAAGTTCGACAAACCATTCATCTAAAATTTTATTTTCAAAATCAGCGTGTAATTTATCCCAATCATCATGCTTATCTCTCAGCAAAAAGTTTTTTGGTGTAGCTGAAAAATTAGTTGGGATGTAATCTGTTCTGATTAAATCATCAAAAACAATTACACCGTTGACTACATGTTCACAAACTTTCTCAAGATGGATAGTTTGTTTCTTTTCATATTCTAAAATCATATTAGTTACTCAAAGTGAAAGTATGCGACCCTGAAGATGGCATATGGTTATTATGTGAGTTAGAAGTATTAGTAACTTTCCATTGCGTAGCTGTTGTACTTAAAGGAATGAGTGCGCCATTACCCGCATTATTAGAGTCAAAAATAATTGTTGAACCATTTTTTATATATCTCCAGCCTGTAGCTGCACTAAAACTTCCACCTACTCCTACGTTGCCAGCAAGTGCAACAAAAACATCCATAATATTAGGTGCATTAAGTGTAAATTCTTTAGTTTCTAAATTTCCTATTGTAAAAGTTGTGCTGCCAGCTGGATTAGTAAAGCTAGCATCAGACCAACTTCCCTTAGTATGACTTACAAAAAGATATGAAGTTAAAGTATCAATGCCTCTTCTACTGTGAAGAAAACCTTTGCCTGACTCGGTAGTTAACCCGCAAGTTCCTGTTACATTTGCATCAAAAGGCTGAGTATTACTTTGACCATGAAAGTTTGACAAAGATATAGTTCCTGACGTTGGTACACTTGCGTTATTACTGTGGTTTAGAACTAAGCCACCACCTTTATAATATTCATTCATTGAGTGTGGGGCTGAACCACCATACTCCCCAACAAGTGAGTTGATTGAAATTGTTCCTGAAGCAGGTAATGTCATTAGCTAGCTCCGCAAGTGCAATGTTTCTTATGGTTATCTAAATCCCCTTTTAATTCTTTGATAGCTTCAATGACGTAACCTACGATGTTGCCATAAGCTACAGACTTGTATTCTCCATCCAAAACTAACTCAGGAGCAATCTTTTCTAGTTCTTGTGCAATCACACCAGAGCCTTGTTTGTCATCTTTAGTAAATGTTACACCTCGCATTTGAGAAACTTTGTCTAAAGCATTGTCGATTGTCTTTACATCTGACTTTAATCTTTCATCTGAATAAGCTGTGACGTTTCCAACAGCAGTTGCATTACCAGAGCTATCTATTGTAAATTTAGTTGAGTTGTTATTTTGGAATAAGAATGCATCAGCACTATGTAAGATTGTTGTTCCGTTGTTGTAGAAATAAAATCTTTGTGATTGTGTTCCGTTACCAGCATTATCTTTATACCAAGCACCACTTTGAAATGCCTCTCCATTAATTAATACTGCGTCTATATCACTTGCAGCTATACTTCCAGTTACAGTTACTCCACCACTTGTAGTTTCTAGTTTTTTTGTACCATCATGATATAACTCAGTTGCTCCACCATCTACACAGTTTACATAGCTTTTTGTATTGCCAGCATTGCCTAAAGCTAAGTTAGTTCCTCTTATTTCTAAAAATCCACCACCAGACTCAGATATTATAGATGCTCCATCAGATGCTTGATGGAATATTTCAAAATCGTTTCCAGTACCAAGTCTTATTTTAACATCATCATTAAAATCAACTCCGTTAGCTCCACCAACACCAGCTGGTACTGAAGCCCAAGCAACACCTGAAGCTGCACTACTGTCAGCTTTTAAATAATGTCCGTCAGTTCCAACAGATAATATTGTTGGGTCTCCTGTTCCATCTCCTACGACTATTTGACCTTTTGTTGCAAGGTCAGAGTTCATTATAGCTCCTGCTGCATCAACATTAGTTGCATCAGTTACATCAGCAGATGTTTCAACACCATTTAACTTAGTTAATAATGCATCAGTAAATACATTAGAATCTGTAGCAGAATCCACTAATGTTCTAATTTCTGATGCTGTTTGGTCTGCTGTAGCAGAAGTTTCAATACCGTTTAGTTTTGTAAGTAATGCATCTGTTAATGCATTTGTATCAGATTCACCTTCATATGCAGATTTAATTTCTGAACCTGTTTGGTCAGCAGTAGCTGAAGCTTCTATACCATCAAGTTTAGTTCCGTCAGTTGCTAAATCTCTTCCGTCAACAGTACCTGAAACAATTATGTTTCCTGTAACATCAAAGTCTTTATTTACATTCCATTTAGTTCCTGAGTGACTGTAGGTAAGTGTAGCACTTGCTCCATCAATAGTAAGTCCAGCACCATCTGCAGCAGAGCTATCAGCAGCCCCACTAGCTAAGACCATATTTTTATCATCTACAGTTAAAGTAGTTGAGTTAATTGTTGTAGTCGTACCATTAACAGTTAGGTCGCCTGACATTGTAACGCCACCTGTTATGTTAATGTTACCTGTTCCTGTAATATCGTTTGAGTTTAAATCTAAACCTCCTCCAAGTTGTGGAGAGCCATCTTGAACTATGTCAGTTAGTGAACCTGCAACGATACCTTGCCATGCAGAACCATCATAATATTTTAATACGTTTGCAGATGTGTTAAATGCTAGGTCTCCAGCATCAAGAGACGTAGAAGGGTCTGAAGAACCAACTCTATATCTATCAGCAAAGCTGTTTACGCCTGCTACATTGGTTGCAACCGTATTTACATTTGCAATAGCTCCTCCAACTGCATTGACGTTAGCTATAGCCCCGGCAACAGATGTAATGTTTGCATTGTTAGTTGCAGCAGTTGTAACGTCACTAGCAATACCGGCAACTGTAGTTACGTTTCCTGAGATACCAGCAACAGTTGTAATATTTGCATCGTTTCCTGCAGCCGTTGTAATATTGCTTGCAATACCAGCTAGTGTATTCATGTTTGTAACGTTGCCTGAAGTTCCCAAAACATTCATATCATTGACAACATCAGCCGTTCCTAGAGTATTCATATCTGCAACTACATCCGCAGTCCCAAGTGTATTCATATCAGCGACTACATCAGCCGTTCCTAAAGTATTTAAGTCTGCAACTACATCAGTAGTTCCTAAAATTGCCATATCAGCTACAGCGTCAGCAGTACCAAGCAGTCCTATTTCTGTAGCTTTAGCTGCAACTGCTCCTATATCTGTAGCGTCAGCAGCAACAGCAGTTACATCACTAGAAATACCAGCGACTGTAGTCACGTTGGAAGATATACCAGCTACTGTAGTTACGTTTGCGTTATTACCAGCAACTGTGTTGATGTTTGAGCTGTTAGAATTTACAGCATTAATATTTGTAGAGTTTCCTGCAACGGAAGTAACATTTGTTGAGATACCTGCTACAGAAGTTACGTCAGAAGATATACCTGCAACTGTCGTGACATTTGCGTTGATGCCAGCAACTGTATTGACGTTAGCAATAGCTGTTCCTACTGTATTAACGTTAGCAATGTTATTAGATACTGTATCTATTTCTGAAGTTGCTTCGTTAAGGTCATTTGCAGCAGTTTCTATTTCAGAGATTGCTTCATTAAGGTCGTTTGCAACAGTTACAACATCTGCAATGTTTGTAGCAACTGTATTAACGTTGGCAATGTTGCCTGCTACTGTCGTTACGTTGGCAGATACACCAGCTACAGTAGTAACGTTAGCTGATACACCAGCAACAGTTGTAACATCACTAGCGATACCAGAGACAGTTGTAATGTTGGGAATATTTGTTGATATGAATGATTTGTTTACTGCGTCTGTATCAGCCGTAGGAGCTGCAACATTCTTAATTCTTTTACTTGTTGCGTCCCATTGGAAATCTGCAGGGTCAATTTTAATCTTATCTGCAGCATCATCAATTGCTTCCTGACCCATAAAGAATGATTGTGTACTGTCTTGGTCTAGGTCACTTTCTGTAAGAACTGAACCTGAGCTATAATCTGTAAGTCTTGTTGCCTGACTTGTAGTTCTACGTATTTCAATAGCTGTAGTGTTAGCAGGAGGTGAGTTAAATGTGATGGTAGTACCAGCAGCATTGAAGGTAAAAGCTGTTGTAGCGACAGCATTAATAGTAACGGTCAAGTCACCAGCTACTCTATAACTAAATGGTATTGAGTAAGTGCTAGTGTTTCCGTCACCTGTGTAACGTACAAAGCTATTTGCCATTTTCTCTCCTTATTTGTGAATTTTCTTCTAAGACGGGTACTTTTGATTAATAGTTTAAAAAGGCATCGAGTGCATCTCGACCTTCCTCTTTAATTGCTATATTTCTTCTTTTGTATTCCGCTTCTATTTGTGGGAACTCTTTTAATAATATGCTGTAAGCTTTATCTTCATATCTTCTTACAAGCCCTACTAAAACATCTTGTCTAAAGTCTTCACCCTCAACAATGCCTTCAGGTAATTTATAGAATGAGCTTTTCTTATTTGCGACCAGCATCTCGACAACTTCTTTTAATCTTCTTTTCTTACCTTTATACATTACTTCAATCTCGCCTTTTAACTCCATCCATCTGTCGTATGCAGTTTGGCCAGTCTTAGGGTTTCTTAAATCTTTCAAATTAATTTTAGAATTTTTATCTATCTTGGATGGTTTCCTATATGTAATTTCTCTGTCTTCAAAGAACCTTGCTACTTCTGTATTTTTAAAATTAGTCATTGCAAAAGGTGATGACCATAAACCTGTCTTGCCTCCTAATCCAAATAGCCATCCATTTTTACGACTAATTGGTTCACCAAATATATTACGTTCAGGCATAATGTTGTCTGGGTCATCTAAAGGGTTGTAGCTTTTAAGGTTGTCTGTAAATGTCCAAATCTCTCTATTAAATTCATCATTTACTCTGTTGTTGTAACGCATCATGCCTGATAACGGCATCCATTTAAAAGCAAGTCTACCAAAGAACATTCCACCTTTTCTTTCTGGGTCTCTTGACATCATAAGTTGGTCGCCCAAGAAAAGTCCTGCAGTCTCTAATAAGCCTTTGGTATAAAATTTAGATGTTAAGTTTCTAGTAATGGAGGCAATAGTAGCCATTGATAACTCTGTTAATCTGCTTTCTTGATAAGGTGTTAAGTCTTCCTTGTATTCTAAGAAATCATCTATTGTGTCAATTACATCAGCAGCAACTGCAAACGGTGTAAAGAATGGGTCTAATCTATTCATGGCTATGTAACGCCCATCCTTGCCTTTGTAAGAATATGGTTGCCATCCTGTTAAATTTTCTTTTGCTTTATTTTGTTTCCAATCCCTTGAACCTCCACCTGTTACTTTTCCATATATTGCAGCAGTAATAGCAGCAGTCCATAATAAGTAACCCATAGTTATTCTTGCATTAGCTTCGGCAGCAGCTTCAGGGTTTATATATTTACCATCTCCATCTTTCTTAAGCATTTGCTTCATTTGAAACTGATACTTGCCTAGAATTGGTAAGTGTTGAAAGTTCCATCTTAATAAGTTTGAAGGTGTATTTATAAAGTGAGCTCCTATTGCACGAAGCCATCTGTGCTTATTTGTAAAATCAAGAATAGCTCCTGTAATCTGTCCTTTTACTTCACCTTCAAAAGAACCGTCAGCTCGTTGCGTTTGAGATGTAGCAGGTTGAGTGTAGGTACTCTCTCTTGCATAATGCAATGGGTCATTAATTTGTAATTTATCTTGGTCAGCTAACACGTCTCCTCTAACTGCAGCTCTACTATCTTGAACAGTTGACTTTGCTTGCCCGCCTTCATCCATATACTCTTTCATATATTTACTAGCGAGTTCTTTGTATTCCTTAATGTTCTTTGCGCCTGCAGCAGTTGTAAAGTTATCTAACCTTGTAAAAACTTCAGGATTTTCTCTTGCAATACGTGAGTTGATTTGTGCTGCAGCTCTAGCTTTGAAAGTCATTGCCTTCATAAATTCATCACCCGCAGATAGAACTCTTAGAGGGGCTGTAATTAACTTAATTGGAACTTTAGATACAAGGCGAACTCCTTGTCCTACTTTGTTACTTGGTGTCAAAAGCTCTACCATTCTATTTAACCAAGCTTCCAATTGTCCTTGTCTTATGTTGCTATCATATTTCAAAGCTCGACTATCTAATATAGGTCTTCCAGCTTTAAAGCTTCTATAAGCAGCTCTTATTGCATCAACGGTATAAACATATTGATAGACATAAGTATCAATAGCTTCACCAGCAATTACACCAGCACGTGCCCTATCAACAGGCATCATGTAAGCAGAACGCACTAACATAACCATAGGTTTCCATTGTGTTTGCATAAGGCCAGATGCAATGTTTAAGATGTGTGTATCCGGGCTAGAAAGTAAGTTGTTGTTTACATACTCTGCAGCCAAATCCCACTTGTTTACTTTTTCAGCATTTTGTAATGCTAGAATTACGTGGTTATCATCTTCTAATTTAGAAATAGCTCTCATGTAATCTTCAGGAGTACCTTCAAGAATGTTTGCCATCTGTATATCTTCAGGCTCAACTAAAAGTTGTACGGCTTTACTTTCGTCAACCGCTTGTCTTTGTGAAGCTAGTGCTGTTGCTATGTTACCTTGAGCTCTCTTTTGTATAAATAAAAGTTGAGAAATCATTTCTCTTCTTGCAAGAAACTCTGCAGTTAATGCTTTTGCATCATCAGGTCTAATAGATATGTCATCAAACTGTCGAGCAATCTTAACCATATCGTCTGCTTCTTTTTTAATTAATTGACGCATGGCTAACATCTGTGCAGCCATAGATGAGTTACCAATCTCTTTGATATTTTTAATAAGTGCTTCTGGGTCTAATCCTACAAGAACTGCTTCTTCCTTAATTTGTTTAAAGTTTTTATTTACAATATCTTCATCCATCTTTTCAGTTAATTCTCTTGCAAGAACTTTAATCATTTGAACAGGTGTATGATTTTTGTCGCCTTCAGCCCAACGCTCATAGTTAAATTTTTCTTTAGGAGGTTTACCTCCCGGTTCTTGCGCTGTCTTTCTTAGTTCAGCTATATACTCGTTAGTGTCTTTAGGTTTTATTCTGTTGTACTCTTTAATATTAGCGACCTCATTTGCAGATTTATCTTCATAACGTTGACCTTTAAGTTTTGGTTCAGTTAAATCAGTAAATAATCTACGACCACTTAATTCATCAAAACCAAAATTATGAATGTCAGTTAAATTCTTTACACTTTGCTTACGTTGGTTTCTTAAAGTCATTTTAAAAGAACCTGCTGAGAATGCTCCTCCAAATACAGTTCCGAAACCGATACCAAATCCAGTTGATAATCCTAATCTTCCAAAATCAAAATCTTCTTGTACTCCACTCTTAATAGCAGTTTGTTGTAAGATTGCATCTGAAGCACCTGTGATTGCACCTGAAAACAATCCTTCATACAAAGCACCTTTTCCTACTGCTCCAGCAAAAGCTTTCTTGCTTGCTGCCTTGGATGCTTCTTCAAATATCTTGTCATTAATTTTCTTAGCCATCTTACCTTTTAGAAGACGTTTCATTTCTTGTTTGTAGGCTTGTTTTGCAGCTTGGCCTCCAACGCCTACACCAATTAAGTTAACAGGGTCTAATATAAGAGCTCCCCCAAAGTCTAAAAGCCAATCTCCAAAATCTCTATTAGGGTCATTCCAAAAGTTGGGAAGGTTTTGATAAACAGTATTTATCTTAGCGAATTGTTGTAAACGTTTTGGGTCATCTTCTCCCATTACGTTAGCTAAATCTCTAGTCATAGAAATAGTGTTATTGTTACGCCACGTTCTATCGTTATAGAAATAATCAATTACATCGGCATCATCTGTATATTGAAAATCGTCTCCGTCTCTGAAGGTGTAGTAATCTTTTAATGTATCAACGAAGTCTTGCGTGGTGAGGGTCTCTAATGCTTCTTCTTTGTAAACTCTGGCATCAACTTTTTTATCAATTCCTAAATAATTAACACCTTCACTTCTTTCAAAGTTGTCTTGATAAGAAGTAGTGAAATCAACCATTAGTTATTACCTTGGAAATATTGAGCCATCGCATCATACAATTGGTTAGGTTCAATACCCATTGCTACAGCTATTTTGTCAAAGTCAGTTCTTGGTAAAGTGTCAAAGAATTGACGTATATTGTCTTGGAAGTATGCAGGAACTTGGTTAATAACTTGTTGAGCAATTTCAGGATATACATTGGCTCTTAAATAATTTGTAGTAGCTCTATTAACTGCATCAATATCAGCAAGGTTAATTTCACCTAAGTTTCCTTCTAGTAAACCATCAATATCAAATTGTGGAACTGTTTGCGTCATTGTATTTACAATATTTTCAACTGTAGTGTTTGCTCCTTCTGCTTCCTCTTTTACTGCTTGAACATCAGAATAGTTAGCCATTGGAGGGTCTGTGACCATTTCTTTTGAATACATTTGAGATACGTAATCGCCTAAATCTTTCATAAATAATCTACGCTCTTCTTGAGTTCTATCTCCCGTTGCCTCAAATTCAATTATGCTAGTTTGGATGTAGTGCGTTGAATATCTAATTGCTTCGTTATAATTTTCATCAAGGCCAAGTGAAGTCTGAAATGACCTTTTGATTGAATTGTTAATTAAATCTGTAGAATTACTGTAAACTTTATTTGTGTCATAAATCATCTCTTGACCGTTAGCTATTCTGGTGTGAGTGCCTGACCATACGCTCAACGCAGTTGTAAACATTTCAAACGGCATTTGACTACTTTCAAAGTCCCTAAGCATTCTTCTAGGGTCATCATCATAATCACCTTTTGCAATACTAAGTAAGAAAGCAGATTTATCTCCTTCTGATACTGCTGAAACTCTTTCTAAGTTTACTAATCTATCAAAAGTTTGAACCATGGTAGGGTCTACCATTTGTATTTTCTTTCTTGCGGTAGAAATTGCGTCAGTATTTGTAATATCTAAATCTGTAAAGGTTTCTAAAAGTACATTTTTAACTTGCTCAGTTTCTTGCCATTGCTCTCTTTGCAATGCTCTTGTTTCAAATCTAAATCTTTCATTGCTTATTTGACTGCGTAAGTTTCCGACATCTTCTCTTTTAGTAGTTAATAAAGAGCCAAGCTTCTGACCGTTCTTCCCTACGCCTCTATCCATACTTAATATTTGTAAAGCTTTATCGTAGTGTCCTAGCTCAGTTGCATTCGCAACTAAAAATGATGCGTGTTGTAAAGCAACATCATTCATCTCATCTGTTGTTAGAAAAAAGTTTTCATCACCACCTGTATTCGGAAGTTTTGAATTGAAAGAACTCATTACAGTCCAATACTCATTCATATCAGAAACTGTGTTATCAAGATAATTAATAACGTTGCCGTGTTTTTCTTCTGTAGCTTTAACAGCTCTCATGTCAGCATCTTTCATATATTCTTCTGCTGACCACTTATTGAAAGCTACACCAAAACCATTTTTGAAAGATGAACTTTTAGCGTTTATATCAGGAAGAAAACTTGAATAGAAATCTTGGAGGGATTGTGTTTTATAATCGTAGTTATTATAGTTTTCTCTTATATTTTTGATGACTTCACCAGCTTGGAAACGTCCAACGTTACCGTCTACAACTGATACAGCCCATTTGTTAGAAAGTATTGGGTCTTCACCTTTTAAGATGTAAGCATTTAATTCTTCTGGCGACATTGTACTTTTTAAATACTCAAGTTGCTCTTCTGCTTTCTTTACTTGCTCATCCTTATAAGCACCTAAAGCTCTAGGAGCTGCATCTGATAATGTATTTAATGATTGTGCTAATTGTGTAAGCTCGTTCTCTCTCCCGGGATTTACTCTCCCAGCAAAACTAGAGCCCATATATTTATTAGTAACCTGTGATTTGTATGCCATTATGATGATATTGCCTTACCTTGCGCATAGCCTTCAGCACCTGCTGAACCTACTCTTAGTAATAAGTCAGTTGTAGTTGGTGTATAGACTGGAGCTATATTGTTATAAATTCTTTGGAGGTTTGCGTATGCGTCTCCTCTTTGATTGTTAAGAGTAATCATGTCTTTTTCAAAACCGAACGCAATGTCGTTATAGTCTTGGTCAAAGACTACTCCTATATCTTGCGACACTCTTAATGGATTTCCAAAACCTGCATTTAGTGCTGCTGCTACATCTGCTTGCTTTTTCATTTTAGCTCTAAATTCTTCTCTGCCTTTTTCTCTTGCAGACATTCCTCTTTCACTTTCAATTTTTTCTAAATCTTTAAGATACGCTTGGTCAGCATTTTGTTTAGTTTTGTAATCAGCATAAGCTTGATTAGAGGCCTGTTGTCTATCGGCTTGCCATCCTGCAACTGCAGAGCCAACTTTGAGACCAGCTACTGCTAATTCAACTGAGCACATTATTTTATCTCCTTCATCATTAATAAAAACGGTATTTTACCGTGACCGTATTCTTCAAATTCTTCTTTAGGTTCAAAACCTAAAAACTGTAACCATTTAAGTGAGACCCAATTCCTCTTATCAACAAAGTTGTAGAGGTAATTGTAACCTTGACCCATTTTTGCTACCCAATAAGGGCATTCTTTTAAAAATTGTTTTCTATGTTCTAGTAATAATTCACTTTGTAATAACCAAGCGCATCCATATTCTGGGTCAACACTAGGTACGCATCCAAACATTCCGACTACGCCTTGGTCGCCAGTTCCCATAATAGAAAAATTCATAGCTCCTTTTATTGTTAAAGGTGTCACTAATGCTTCTAGTGCCCCAACACCATCTGAAGCCATTATTTCTTGTCTGTCTGCCTTACGCATAATCTTTGCTAAAACTAAAGCGTCTTTCAGTTCGGCATCACGAACGTATGCTACTTCCATTAAATACGTCTTGACCTTCTGTGATAGAACCCTTCAACTTCAGCTTGCGTAATGTGTACAGGTAAGTGACTGTCATTAACAATTGACACATCAACATCTGTATTACGTGCTGCTATAGGTACTCGCAGTTGGCCAGAGACTATTGGCGGAGCATCTATAACTGATTGACTGTCCCCAATAACGTATCCTGTCATTTCCGTTGTGTTTGTAGTTCTGTTTTTAGGTGTAACGTTTACCTTAAAAAATCCTGAGTCATTAAAATCAAAAGTAATTGTTCTGATTTGATAACGTCCTGAGCTAATAGCTAATCGTCCTCTACCTGTATCTTCTCTGACATACTGAGGAGATAACTCATAGGTAGACGTAAACGGTACGCCTATAAATAAATTTGTAGCGTTTGCATCAATAGTGTAAGTAGACCCTGTTGTATTAGTAGCGGTATAGTTTACTCCTGTTGTTGCATTAACAGCAATCAATCCTGTCTTAGCTCCATACGGCGAAGTGAATGTAGTTTTGCCTGTTGCAGCATCATACGTGCCTGTAACACTTGCCTTTAAATCTAAATAAATTTTAAATGATAGACTTGTTTCTTTTAAATTTTGTAAATCAACTCTAAATAATTTTGTAGTAGTGCCTTCTGCAGCTAACACATATAGGAATGACTCAAAGCTTACCGCTCCTAATATTTTAGCTCCATTAAATATCCATTTTGACCAAGCTGTTTGTACTTTCTCCCCTTTGTCAAAGAAGTATTTATAAACATAAATAGTGTCAGCCTCTGCTGGCGCAACATTAGTACCTGTAGAATAAGGGGCAGTCTGCGCATCATTATCATCGTGACATAAAACAAATAATGTATCTTCAATATTGTTACTAATAATTTGAAAAGCATTCTTTGGTATCAACGTCTGTACAGCAACCGTAATATCTATACCGTCATTTGTTAGTGTATCATCATCTGAATAGTATTCTCTTATAGCTGTATTGTTATTACGTGGTTGTGCAAAGTATGCAAAACGACCTGCAGCAACTGGCTGAACTTGGTCATCGTGTTCAAACGTAGAGACTGCATTCAAGATAGCAGTTGTAGGTGTAATTGTATCTCCAGCAGTATCTAACTTAAATTGTTGTGTATCAGAAAATAGTAAAAGCGTTTCATTAAAGGCAACTGAGTTTTTAAGTGTGTTTACCTGAGTTCCTGAAGCTGCAATATCAATCGGGTCTGTATCTAATACTTGAGTTACTGTAGTTCCGTAAAAGTTAAAGAAACCTCCATTTTCTGTGAAAATTAAATTCTCACCAGACAAAAGGCCTAATCTATTTTTATAAAAAGTTAAATTCTGTATTGCTTGACCTACAAAAGACGGGTCAGGGTTTGTAGTTATACTTCCACATATACGTTCGTTAAATGTTAGTTGCTTAAATGTAAACGTACCATTGTTATTGTTTACTAATGCGTGTGGCATTTTAGTATTATCTAGTCCTAAAGATGTTCCCGGGGCAATAGTTTCTGACCAAACACCGTTACCTTGGAAAGCTACGAAGTAGTCAGTAAGAGTATCTCCTTCATCTCCTGTAACTTTTATTTTAACATTAGTTTTTCCGTAATATGGTAGACGACTAAAATCTTGTATTTCATCTCTGACAACGTACATAGCCAAGTTACCCTGACCATCAGCACTCTCAACACTATAACCAGCATTACCATCTGTTGGTTTGCCATAAATAACTGAGTCATAACTTTCAAAAGTAAAATGAGATGTGATACCTGTATAGTTAGCAAGGCCTTGAGTAGTCGATAAAACTGCACCACTTGTAGCGTTAATAGTTTTAAATCCTATTTGTGATGCACCTGAGTTCCAATGTGTACTAGAAGTACCATTTAATAATATATCTTTAATCTTGTTAGTATCACGAAACGTACTGTCAGTTGTTGCATCATTACCTGAAGGCATTTGGAAGATAACTGCAATCGGATTTGACATACTAGGATGATTAACTGTTACCTTGTACTCAATACCGTATTGTGATTTTGCAACATTAATCAAAAACTCTTCTACTTTTGCAGGGCTAGATGATGCACTAGCAGTTGGAATGATTGATTTGTTTGCAATGAATGTAAAGTCAGCAACACTCACGCAGTTAAAATCTTCACGTGGGTTTGTTGATGTTAAGTAAGATGTTCCATTTGGAAAGCTGACAGGATATGAAGTACCATCTAATCCAAAAACTTTTACGCCTCCATTGTAAAACGTAACAATAAATCTTGATGCAGCATCTCTGTTTATATTCCAGAACTTTATAGTGTTAGGATAAACATTGCCGCTATCTACAGTAGCAACAAATTCTAGCGGTGGTCTTTTTGTTAGACCCTCCACAATATTGTTTTGATAATTAATTTGGTCAGTACCTTGATTGATACCTCTTTGCGTTGGAGTTTGCTCACTTAGACCATTTAAAAAGTTTGGTATAGTTTGTGAAACTACAGGCATTAGTAAGTCCTTCTAGGTGTTCTATTAATAATCGAATATGTGTTTGCATCTCCCTCTAAGATATTTACATCTGCTGAACGACTATCTGCTTGTTGAAACGCTATGTAAGCCTCTTGCTCATCTTGCGCTGCAAGGGATGTAAGCTCACCATCTCCAATAACTCTAGCTGCGTAACGTCTTGAAGCTTTCGCTGTAATATAGCGTCTTGCATATTCTGGGAGGTGTTCAAATTGTTGTACCAATACAACATCAACTGTTGGAGCTTTTGTGAAAACATCGGTGTGGTTATCTAAGTCATACAAGAAGCCAGCTCTCATTACATAGTTAGAACTACGAAATGAACTTGAGGCATCTGCTTGTACGCAGTTAGCAGGTAATGGTATTTTACCTGTATCATCAATAGTGACTACATAGTTGTAATGTGTATTGAAGTTCCAGCCCATTGCTTGAATAGACATTGATGTTTCATCTAAAAGGTTTTTAGCGATAGATACATCTGTAGTTGTGTCACCAGCTAGTGTGTTCACAGGAGCTTCTCCTATGACACTCAGCATAATGTTTACAGCTTGTAACTCTTCTGTGGGTGTGATTTGTGTTGCCATAATATATAAAAAAGAGAGGGAGAAATTAATCTCCCCCTCTATTAGGATTAAGCTTCCTTAATTCCTACTGCACTTTCTGGGCGAAGTACGCCATGTCCCATAGCGTATTTTGCGACCATTAAAGTACCTTGTCTTCTTATGTCGTATTCAGACTCGACTGCTAAATCCATTAGTTTAACAGTACCTGCTGCTGAAGGGTGAGTTACAAGAGCGACATAGTTAGAAAGGTTTACAGCTTGAGGGTTTGAACCACCCTGAGTTGCAGAACCTTGGTCTACTCCTGAGTTCACGTTAGAAGCAACAAAGTGAGGCGTAGGTATTAATTCAATACCTGCTACTTTGATTACTTTTCCGTCAGCGATTGAGCCTTGTCCGCTAAAGTCAACGTTCACTACGTTAGTGCCGTTAGCTAACTTGTAATACTCTTCAGTTCTAAGAAAACATTTTCTGCCTTCTTTTGGAACGTAGTTATCATCAAGTGCTTTAGCAGCGTCAAAGATTGCATCAATCATTGCGTTTGCAGCAGTAGCATCTGTAGCACTAGCGATATTACTATCAGTTAGTGTAGTTCCTGCTCCATATCCTGAATCAGATACGTTTGCAGAAGCTAGAGATGCTTGTCCAATAGTTTGTAAGATGTGCTTATCTTTTTGGAAAGCCAAAGCTCTTCCAATCTCTTGCGAGTATGCACTTCTCACATCCCAATGGTTTTTTGCTTCTTCAATATTCGATAAGAATACAGAAGAAACTAGAAGGTCATTAACAGTAATGACTTTCTCGTTGTGGTTTACGTCTGAGCCTGTGATTTCTGCGCCCGGCGTATGATAAGCAGCAGCCACTCTTCCCATTACTGGGAATGTAGCAGACTTACCATTAGAGATTGTTCTCACAGTCTCTGCACCTGCTGTTACTGAAGCTCTTTCAAAAGAAGTTAAAACTTCTCCTGCGAATACTTTCAGAAACAATGCGTCTTCCGAACCACCGGCATTAACTCTTCCCACACTTACTGGGCTTGCGTCAGCCATATTTATTCTCCTTGGTTGGATTGTTGTTTAAAGAAAGCCTCCACATAAGTTCAGCTTATAATCAAGATTGTCCTCCTCAGAGGGTCAAGCATTTGCTTGGTTATGTTTTAGCAGTTGCCACCTATAAAGGTTGCACAACTATTTATTATGTTTTAAAAGTATTATGCGTTAGCCCCTTTAGCTCAATTGGTAGAGCAATTCATTTGTAATGAATAGGTTTGCGGTTCAAGTCCGTAAAGGGGCACGTATTAATTTATTTTTTCGGAAAACCTTTTTTCATATTTGCATAGGCCTTCTTACTTATAGTCGACTTCGACTTAGAACGTGATGTTCCAGCCTTACGTCTAGCGTTTATGTTTGCATATAATCCACGTTTAGCCATAACTTCTCCTTATAAATTTGAGTTTTGAATTTTACGTTTCACATCATCCTGATAGGCGATATCTTTTTGGTAACGAGCATCAGCCATTGCTTCTGTAACTTCAGCCCAAGAACGGAAACCGCCCTCAGTTGACGGACTAGCTTTACCTTTAGTAAGTGTAGGCTCTATTCCATTAGCACTTTCGTAACGTGCCTTAAGTCCTACTACTGCAAGCTTAATAGCTTCAACATCTGTATTGTTAACTGCATTGTTGTAAGCATTTTTTTCACTTTCAGATAAATTATTAGAAGCCCATTCCATCATTTCTCCATAGGAATCTTCTCCTCCAGCAACGCCTTTAACATCACTAACTAAGTTTTCACGCATAGCTAGTTGGCCTGCTATAAATTGGTCAACGTATTCTTTAGGGATACCTGCTTTGTCTAACGCTTCATAACTTTCAGCTTTTAATTCACCGGAGTTATCAAACTCAGCTTGTAGGTCTTGCACATTGAGGCCTGCACTTTCAGCAGCCTTGTTTGCAATTTCTAAATCTTCAGTTTTAGGTTCTTCTTGTTTTGGTTCAGGAGTTTCTTCAGGTTTACTCTCTCCTAATTTTTTCTCTAACTCAGAGTAAGACTTTGCTAAGTCTTCTACCGAATTAAATTTCTCAGGCAAGCCTTCTGGCTTACTTGTTTCAACAGATTGCTCTACTGGCTTTTCTGCTGTTGTTTCGTCTTGTTTAATTTCCACTTGGTCTACCATTACTCATCATTCCTTTGGTTATATTATTAGCAATGCCCGGAACTGATTTAGCTGCGCCGTCTACGGCCGCACCCATCATTTGCTCCTGCATCATCTGTTCTTGTTGAGCCATTTGTTCAGCTTGTATTTCCTCTGGTGATTTAATCAGTCCATCTGTTTCAATTCCTAATCCTGTAGCAATTCGTTTTATCAAATCACTTGGGTTAAGAGTTTGCATGATGGCTGGGTTCACCGAGGCTAAGTTTACAAACTCAGCAATGAACTCTCTTAATTTCTGTAAGTCATTGCCACGACCTAAAGCTTCTATGCCTGTTATAATCGTTGGCTTTACAGACCCCTTTGGTAAAGCAGGTATCTCTTTTGTTTGAGACATCCGCTTCATCAATAGTTTTACTAATGGCAATTGAAACTCCATAGACAACAGGGAATATATTCCTCCCATTGATGTCTCTAGCTGTTCAGCCATGTATCTAATTTCTTGCGCAGTAACTCTCTCTGCATCACGTTGTATTGCGGTATGTAGTAGAAATGCAAAAGACATTCTTTCTTCTAATGCTCTAATACTTTCCTGTACTACTCGTAAATCATATTGCTTATCAGTTTGTAATACCGATACATCGTCACGTGAGCCCGTAATAATGTCACCATTACGAGTTAGTGCTAAATCTCTTTTCTTAGTTACAGAGTTTGGTCTTATCATAAAGACAACTTTGCTTGATGCCGCCGCACTCTCTACTAATGCCTGTGATAAACCTTCTAATGATTTTAAATCACCTAAGAATTCTTCTACATATCCTCTACCATAGTCTTCACCATCAACACGTACCATTCGTAAACATTGATATGGCAAAGCATCTTCAGCATACGTACCTACACTTGTAGGAATTTTAATACCTTTTACTTCTTGGCAAGTATAAAACTTACCGTTATCCATTTTATAGATGTGTGTATAGAGTTCGCACTCTTCATCTTCTTTATAATCAGCATCACTTATAACTTGTTGTCTGACATCAGGGTCAAGACTTAATGGTGTAATGCTTTCCTTAATAACTATTTCTAATAATGAACCTTCACTATCACGTGAGCATACAAATTGTGTTAGTGGAAATACTTTCATGTATCCATCTTTAGGAAGATACGTAAGTACATTACCGCCTACAATAAGATGCTTAATTGCTTCAAACGCAGAAACACGTAAAGCTAACTGCTCAATTTTATTTTGAACTTCTTTTTCAATTCGCTGTAAAGATTTCTCAACTTCAGCTCCCATTTCTCTTTGCTCACCTAATTGCTCTTTAGCTTTACCGCTTACGCTTAATCTAAAAAATGGTGAATTGGGGGGAAGTAATAATAATAAAAGCTTGGATGCAAGGTTGTTTACTCCTCTAGCTCCTACAGATTGAAAGGGGGTGTATAAATCAGAAGTATGACTGAAACCATCTTCTGGTATTAAGGCAGGAATAGTAAGCTCAGAACATTCTCTGGCTCTATCTAAATATTGTTGTCTTTTCTCTTTAAGTTTTTCGTATCGTTCTTTAGCGGTATGTTGTTTAGTTATATTTTGCTCATCCATTAAGTAACGTAAAGTTGTGATTTACCTTTTTTGTTAGCAAGAGCTTGGAGTTTATCTTCATCATATCCGGGTGTACTTCCTAAAAATTCTTTTTGGCCTTCATTGGCTAAGTCATAAGTTTTTGTAGGGTCAGCACCGCCTACAATTCCTAATTTAGTATCACCACCTGAACCCATATTCATTCCTTGTCCGATACTTCCTATCCCGAAGCTAGAGCCTGCAAAGCCTCCGCCTCCCATGCCGCCACCGCCGAAGCCTCCGCCTCCGCCGCCTCCCATACACATTACGCTACGTTAATCCCGCTTGATGTAGCTGGTATGTTAAGACCAGACGATAAGGTTGTATTAAGTTGTGACGTACCTTTTTTTCTTTTGAATTTTTTCTTTGCTGCTTCATCCATTGCATCCTCAGCTATTTGTAATTCTGGCGCAAGTGTGTCTCCTATTGGAGATGCGTTGACTACTGGCATCGGTGGTTCTGGAGTTGGCTCTGGGGCTGGTGGATTACTTCCTCCTAAACACATATTCTATTCTCCTTAAGTTATATTTAATCCTGTTGAGGATTGGTTTAATTTATCTGAACGTTTACCTTTGTCGCCTTCGCCTAACATGGCACTTGCCATCTGTTCAGCTTTAGCCTGATTTTGAGCATCTATCTCTTCCTGTGGTTTAGGGTCATAGATGTTACCATTGTAATAAATGTCATTAGGATTAGGACGTTTGTAAACCTGCGGCTTGCTTGCACGCATTCCTCCTATACACATTATAAAATTGCCTCCTTATCAGCACGTTCTTTTAGGTAATTTAAGAATCTCACTACGTCTCTTTGCCCTGCAGCAAAATATATATCCTTTGGAGAATGCTCTATATCAGGCGTTTTCTCAGGAAATAATTCGTTAAGCAGTTCAATTAAGTCATTAACTTTAGTCGGTAAGACTAAATCATTATCTTTTTCCATAGCTTACTCTTCTAAGACGGGTACTTTTGTTGTATCTACGAGCTCACATACGTTACCAACACACGCTAATTCTTGAGAACCTGTGGTATTGTCGTCACTTTCGTAGTTTTGTAAGTCTTTAAAATCAATATTTGTTGGCATTGCCTTACTTAATTTTAAATACTCTTCCCTATTTATATCTTGATACGGAGCTTGTTTGTAGTTGTGCTCAACAAGTGGCAAGAAACTAATACCTGCTATCTCATCAAAGTTATCATAAACCCAAGAACCAACTTTAAGCCATTCATTCTCACGAACACTTATTGTAACTGATGGTTTATGTTCACACCAATGACGCTGATACATTAGCCACATCTCTAGTTGCTCAATAGCAGACATATCATTACGAGTTATTGATTTGTCGGGTGATTTAATTGGAAACGAGAACACCATAACATCACTAGGTTTAGTAACATCTGGTTCGTGTGGAATACCTTCATCAATTAAAAACTTTGTAAGTGGGTCTTTAGCATCACCACGTACAGTCCTAACATAATAATCACTATGTCTTGAGTGAATGCCTGAAGCACTATCAACTAATTGACTGACAGTTCCTGACGGTTTCACACACGTGATTGCGGCTGATTGAGGTATCTTTAATTTTTTTGCTAAATGTTTGTTGGTATCTACAGCAACAGCACGCATTTCTTCTAAACGTTGTTTAGTTGGTTTGCTTGTCAGCTCATTATCCATAATACCTGTAAGTGAAACACCAAGCAGTCTCTCTGCTTCTGTATTATCTCTCCATATTTTACGAAGATATTTTAAATCTGTAAGTGTGGATTGAAACGTACCCAAGATAGTAGCAAGTCTAACTTTATCTTTTATATCCTTCATACCATCTGTTGCTCGTATGACTACTTCAGTCAGATTACAGAATTGATACGGCCGTAAGATAATCTCACAACAAGGATTAGTTCCAAACTCAAAATCAGTTTCACGTCTTGCATTCTCTGCAGCTTTATTCTTGGCTGCTAGTCTGTTGAAGATGCCACGCTCTCCTGACTTACTGTCATATAAAGATTTCCATTCAGACATAAATAGTCCTACGTCTGGTGTACGTGAATAACATCCTGAGTTATTGGCTAGTGCTCTTTGACCATTCTCAAGCCACCATTGGCCTGACTTTGCTTTACGCATTTGGTCGTCTTGAATGCTACTAAGAGATATGAGAGCTGAACGCCTTACGCCTCCAACAACTACAACTTCACCAACTTTACAAACTAAGTCGTGTGCTTCAATTGCATCAAGCCTTCTGCCTGCAGCTTTCTTAAACATATCAACTGCAAAATCAAATAGGTTTACGAGTGGCTGTGCTCCACTAGCTCTGCCTCCCATAGTTTTTAATCGTGCGCCTGCTGGTCTAATGCGAGTAACATCTATCTTAGGAACTTCACCACCATATAACATAGCAAGAAGTTCTTTAAATGCTCTAGCCCATCCAGCTTTACTATCTTGAACGACAATAACTGTATCGCTTTCGTTAAACTCTTCTGCAATGACAGGAAGTTTTTCAATATTGTTTCTCTCTACTGAGAAACCAACTCCAGTACCACATAAAAGTATGTACATAACTTCATCAAAACTGCGTACATCATCAATTGGAATGTAACTGCAGTTATATCCTGCGGTATTGTCTCTCTCCAAAGCTGCTCCTGCAGTCATTAGAGCTCGCATAGAAGGCATAATGCGCAAAGACAGCACCGCCCCTTCTAACTCGGAACGTAAGTCTTTAGGTAATTTGTAATTATGGTTTTTCTGTAAATGGCTTTCCATAAAATCAAAGTATCTTGTAACTGTTTCACTCCAAGTCTCTCTACGCCCGAGCTCATCAATGAACCGAGCGTATCGGGAGGTGTGTATGTATTGTTGATATGACGTTGGCAAACTATTATTCATCTTTGTCACCAAAGCGAAAGCTAAGTTGCTTATCGTCCTCTGCTGTTTCTTTTTCCAAAAGCAAATCTATGTATTGTTTTGCTTTCTGTAAGTCTTGTATTTGACCAGCTCTATGTTTGTGTTTGTATCTCCATCTCATTAAATACTTAATGGCGTTGGCTTCCGCATAGGGAACGTCATTCTGCATAATGAAAGTAATAGGTTCTATTTTGTATCTAAAATAGTGCGCTGGTTTCTTTACGCTATCCGCCATAGTTTAATACCTCCTGTATCTCTGTCGTAATCGTTATGTCTTAAAATTCTTGCGACCCTTGCTTGGGCTAGTGCTTCGTCAGTTGAGTAACCAACTTTTGCGTATGCAGCTAAGGCACGTTGCCATAGGTCTAAGAGGGGAACGTTAATGTGGTCTCCTAAAATCTTTTGAGCGGTCTTCACACCAACTTGAGGGCATCCAGAATATCCATCTGTAGCGTCACCACATAGGGTCTGCATCATGTGCCAATAGTCGGCTTCTTGAGATGACACTTCGTCTATAGTTACGCCATCTTTAGAAATCTTCCCGGGTATTTGTAAGAGGTCTTTGTCTATTGAGACAATAATCTTTTCATCATTGGTAGGTTCGGTAGATAAAATACCAAGTACATCATCTGCTTCAAGGCCTTCCATTACAACTGCGCTATGCTTATCAAAACAATACTGCCTTAGTGTAGGCAGCAGCATAGGTTTACGCTTTTGTTTTCTGTTGTCTTTGTAGCTGGGTAAGATGTCTTTACGGAAGTTTGACTTATCAGTTAGGGCAACAATGTATTTATCTGCTTTTAGATTTTCTTGTAGTTCCTGTATTTGATTATCGACTTCTGCTTTACAAATATTTTCATCGCAATGCAACGTCCATAACCCATCTCCCCAATGAGTAGGTATTTCATTTTTGGTAGCAATTTTGTAAATAAGAATATCACCATCTATTAATAGTGTTCTCATTCGTTTGTTTCTCCTTTGGTTAAGTTTGATTTGTGAAAGATTTCAGCAAGAGGTATCAAAACAACTTTTGACCTTTTGCCATCACCAACATTTTTCAATGTGTGATAATAATTTTTTGTTAATGTGCGGATTGTGTCGGTATCAAATATCAAACGACAATAATCTTTTTGACCATCAGCAAGTATGTGAACCCAATAGTCTGCTTCAGTTACTGATATACCTGACGGCTTACCATAACTCTCAACTTCTATTGCAATGTTGCCTGTCTTATACCACCAGTCCCTTTCGGTCTTGACCTCAACTTTAAACTTGTCGGTGTCAAAGATGGCAGCAACACGTTTCTCTCGGTCTTGACCATAAGCCAAGTCCAAGTCGAATTTAGAATTTTTCAATGTGTGTCAGCCCAACTCTCGCCAACTTTATATTCCCCTGTTAGTGGTATCCTTAATTTAAAGTGCATACCTGTATTTTGAATTGCATCTACTGCAAGCTGTCCTACTGTTTCAGCATCATCTGCATCACACTCAACTTGTATTTCATCGTGAACCCATACAACTTGTTGAACATCTGGTAATCGTTTTATGTTTTTATCAAACTCGACAAGCCATTGCTTACATACAATTGCACCACTTGATTGCAATAACGTATTAAGTGCTGAGTGTTGTGAACGTACTTTTACGTGTCGTCCATCAAGGCCAACTATGTAACCTCTAGTGGAAGCTCTTTGTACGTCCGTAATAAGTTTATTTAATGCAGGTAAATTATTTAAGAACCTTGTTTTAATTTTAGAAGCTTCTCCAACTTTCTTGCCTGTTACTTGCGCTATCTTTTTGACACCACCTCCATAAAGAAAGCAGTAGTAAAATCTTTTTGCAATGTCCCTACTCTCAAGGCCTGCAAGTTCTTGAGTGTTGGTGTGGATGTCACCATTCAGAACAACATCGGTGTAGTCTCCCGCATCATACTTAGCTAAATAGTGTGCAAGCATACGAACCTCTAAGCCTGATATATCAATACCAACCATCTTCTTGCCCGGAGTAGCTCTAAATAATTGACGGCACTCCTTACCATAAGTTTTATGAATGCTTGGAACTTGTCCTAAGTTTGGATGTGTATGGGAGGCACGACCTGTAACTGTAGAATTAGTATTACAGTTGCCGTGTATGCGACCATTTCGTTCTTGCTTCAACCAAGCTTGAGCACCTACTGCTAATTGTGCAATACGTTTTTCAATTAAGAAATGTTCACTTAAAATTTTTGCTTCAGGATATTTCAGTTTCTCTAAAACTGTTTCATCAACTTTTGGTTTTCCGTCAGGTGTAAATTCTGCAGGTGTCCAATCGTATTTAGCTTTTAGTCTGTCTGCTATGTGCATACGACTTGATGGATTGAACGTAACCTTTTTTAGTTTCATGTAAGGAACACCTTTAACGTAGCCCCTGGTTTTATTATTAACTTTTGGTATGAATTTTGTACGCTCTACAATTGGAGGAAAAATATTTTGTAATTCATCCTCTAGTTCTAATCTGCGTGTATTTAATGTACTGAATAATTTTTCACCGGCAGCTCTATCAAAATAAAACCCGTGCTGTTCTTGTCTAAATATTATTTGTGCAACCTTATGTTCAAGGTCAAGAGCGTCAGGTTGTTTTGTTTGTGTAAGTATGTTGTAAAGTGTAGCTGTTACTTCTACATCTTGAATGCAATACTGTAGCATTTCTTTTGTAAACTCTTTCCAATCAGTAACTATCTGTCCTTTGTAATTACCAATGCGATGCCCCCAAGCCTCTAGGCTGTGACGACCAATCATATTCTTAGGAAAGTCTGGCTTACGAAAATCTCTATCTCTTATGTCAGGATAAAATAAGCGAGCAGCAACTATTGTATCAAATATTTTTGCTTCTGTTCTAAACCCGTACAGCTTTTGTAATACAGGAATATCATACTTAATAATGTTGTGACCTATAATTAAATCTGCAGAGGCCAGCATCTCCATTGCTTTATTTATTTTTAAATTGATAACCTCATTTGTATCGAGGTTCTTGATTACAATGCAATGAACCTTGCTGACCTCCTCTAATAACCCATCAGATTCTAAATCGAAAACTAATCTCATACCTGTTGGGTCATCCATTTCATAAGTTTGGGGTTTCTCTTCATTACTTCTGTGTAACCATTAGCAAAGCTATCTACTGTTGGTTCTTCTTCTCTATCTTTAAGATTGAATATGTAATAAATGGCATGGCCTACCTCATGCAGCAAAAGACTAAGAGCTCTATCGCCTCCCTCTTCAATAATGCTTCTATCCAAATATATCTTTTGCTCTCTTGATGCGTAGCTTCCTTGCTGGTCGCCAACCTCAAGAGCAATGTCTGGGTCTAAAAGCACCACCTGTAGGGTGTGATAAGACACATCTATAGTGTCTGGTAATTTTACTTTTGTCATAATCTCCTAATGTAATGTGTGTTGTTGTAGGACAATGCGCCAAGCGGCTTCATTGCCAGTTGTCATAAGGGCAAAAACTGCCTCATCTATAATGTGGTATGCTTCGTCTGTAGCAACGTGAATGATAACTTCTTTATTTGGGTATCGTTCTGCTTGCGCAATGGCATCCATTACTATTGTAGTCCATTCTGGTGCATCAATTTTAGAAGTCATCATGTATTATTTCAGTAAGACATCCTGTTTCTAAATCAAAATGCAGATTGCAAGCGTGACCTGTCTCACCACTAAATCTATTTTTCAAAATAGTAACTGTCGTAGTGTTATCGTCCGCCTGTAAATCACGGTTCATTGAAATAATTAAATCAGATAGCTGACCAATTGATGCAGAACCTCTAAGAGCATTCATTGTAACGCTCTTGCCATCTTCCCATCCTTTGTCACCTTCACTTCTACGTAAATGAGATACCAATATTAAACCTATACCTGTCTCTTCAACTAAAGTCCGTAGAACTGATACGGTATAGTCAATGAGTTTACGTTCATCACTTGTATGTTCATCGCCAAGACTACTAAGAGCCATGTGCAAGTGGTCAAGAATAATGTAATCACAAGCGCACGCCTTAGCCATATATCTAATCTTTGCGATGAGATTGTCGGCAACAGTAGAACCAAAATGATTATACAAATAAAAGTTCCCATTTCCCACAGTTGCATCGTAGGTATTTCGAAGCTCATCCTCTTCAATTCCTTCCCGTGTTAAATGTAATGGTTTATGTAAGCTCACTCCCATAATGCCGAGTGATGTTCGTTTGATACTTTCCTCTAGGGCTATGTATCCAACTTTAAAATCTTTTTGTAATAAATGCAGGGCAACGTGTCGGCAAAAAGAACTCTTACCTACACCTGAACCTGCTGTAATTGTAACCAGCTCACCTTTACGTAAGCCGTGTGTTTTTATATTGAGTGCTGGGAATGGATAATCAACAGTAACATATTCATCTTCTGTATTTATTGTTTCCCAAATATCAGTTCCACAAACTATTCCATCTGGTCTGTATGGTTTTGCTGACCAAATACAATCTGTAAGTTCTTTAAACTTACCAGATACTATCATCTCGTTTGCATCTTTAAGCGGCAGCGAACATATCTTAGCCTTGTTAGGGGAGAACAATCTAGCACACTCTGCTGCCGCCTTTTTGCCTGCATCGTCTTGGTCGAAACACAAAACAACGCTGTCAAAATTCTCTAACCACTCTAATTCTTTTGAAATATCTTTTTTTGCACCAGCAGCTCCTGTCTTAACTGACACTACAGGAAACTTATTATTCCAAAGCTTTGATACACTCAGCGCATCAATCTCTCCTTCAGTTATAACAACCATCTTGCCTTTGCTGCCCCATAAGTGCTGACCAAATAATGTGGCCTGCTTTGTATCACCCAACCATTGAAATTCTTTGGAAGGGTAACGTAGCTTCTGCGCAACTAACTCTCTGTCAGAGTTATAATAGTTTGCTACTTGGCAAGGCCTACCGAAGTATGCGCCTGTCCCGTAGTTAAATTTTTGTACTGTATTGAAATCTATTTTTCGTGACGCAATTTCATTTACGTCAAAAGGTATTAAATCTTTTGTATTATTTGTTTGTGGTGTATTCACTTCATTCTCCCGAGTAACGTGTTGACATCCAAAGCAATACGTATGTCCATCGTCATAAACCGCAACGTTATCCTTGCTTCCGCAAGCGTCACAGTTTGTGTGATATAGAAAATTACTTTCTGTCATAATTGATAAAATTTTTTGGCTGGAATATTTTGGCTAGAAACTAAAAGAGCTCAGGGATGGCTAACCGAAGTTATAACCCTGAGCTCCATCAAACAAACTTACCTAATTCTGAAATATCAAAATTAGGACAAGCAGTATCAGCCACATCTCTGTGACTAATGACTTTGACTTTATCATATTGAGCTTGTAATTCAACCAACAGCCCAACAAGGGCTTTGTATTGAGCTAGTGTGTAATTACAATCAAGTTCTCCATTAGGAGACTTGCCTCCAATAAGACAAATACCAATAGAATTTTGATTAGATATATCTCCTTTGGCATCCACGTGGACACCGCAGGTATCAATATCTCTTCCGTCTTCAATTGAACCATCACGTTTAATAATTTTGTGATAACCAATATTTAACAACCCATCTTTACGATGTATTGCATCAACATCTTTAGCTGATAAGTCTTCCGCAGGAACTGTTTGAGAAGAGTGAACTACAATAAATTTTGTACTCAATCTTTTATTACTCATAACCACTCCTGCGGCAGGTGTTTGTCAGCGAAAGGAAACTTGTTTTTCACACACCACATCCCGTAAGTAGTCGTAGACTTTTTACTAATGCGTGCGTTTGAATTGCTGAATATGAAACGGATGTCTAAATCAGGATGCTGTTCTTTAACCAAGCGCATCTTTTGGCGGTCAGCACTTGTAAACAGTCCTTTTGTTTCTATGAAAAGTTTTTGTTTGGGTAGGTAGAAGTCAGGAGTGTAAGTATGTATTTTCTGAGGCTTAGTATATTTCAACTTAGTCTCTTCAAACTCAAACTCGACACTCTCTGTCTCTAACTCGTTAGCTATTCGCTCTTCTAAACCAGAGCGAAATCCATACCGCAGGCCGACTTCCTTAGAAGTCAAAGGCTTGCTGGCTCTCCTCATCTGCTGGCGTTTCAGATAATGATTGCTGGTAGCCTTCTTCTTCTCCGAAGCCGTAACCTTTGGCATTGCCTGCTCCTCCTTCTACTAATTTAGTGATTTGAACTGCTCGTAGTCTCATTGACACGCCAGCCCCAACCATTGCAGTAAAATATGGAACGAGTTCTGCACTTACTTTCATCTCACTTCCAGACCAAACATTGCAATCGACCATCGGGTTTCCCTTAGAGTCAAAGATTGCAACCTTGTTAGGAATTATCTTCCCGTCTTTGGTTGTGATTTGAGCTTTGGTTTTAAATTTAAAAATTGTTGCACCGGTGAGGTTGCCCTCATCATCCAGCTCGTCTTCAAACGGCGTGGGTGCAGTTTTTATATTTTTACCTTTAGCTTTCTCTTTAGCAAGAGCAATGCTTTTAGTAAGTTCTTCGTTAATCGCTGCTTTAAGTGTATCAGCGTCTTGACCTGACAAAATCAGATTAGTTTTATAATGTCCGACTTCATCAAATCTTGTATCAGGTTGCGTAAGCCAAGCATATTGACTAATGCCAACGCCTGATACAATCTTTGTGTAGTTTTTCTTCAAGATATAATTCTCCTTATATTAAAATTAACGCAGAAAAAATGTTCTACGTTCATATAAGGGCACTTATGTATCCTTTATCGGGTAGCACTTTTAAGCAAAGAAAAATTCACTCTGCTTTAGTAACTCAATGTTTAATTTACCTTTGCGTGGTAGCTCAGGTAACTTATCACGTTGCTTCTCTGGAACTAATCTTGATATGCCATCTTTAAAATCTGCAAGCACATCATTCTCAGTAAACACTTTCACAAAAGCATCACGTAAAGTTTCATTTAGAATTTGTACGTCTGCTGCTGTAGTGCCAAAGCTGTCATGCACATTGCAAAAGTTTTGTATTCCTTTTTCTTGCGCAAGATTAACTGTTACCATCATACAAGCTGCATCTAAAGAGTGCACAAAGTTTGCAGCAACTCCGTTTACCATTCGTCTTCTGTCTGTAGTATCGAGCTCTGTATTAACTCGAGGCTTAATCACCTCACCCATCAACATAGCTTTTACTCTCATTGACCTTACTTCCGGGTATGATTGCCAGATAGGAAAGCCTACAGGATTAATCCAATGGATAGGAAGTTGGTCTTTGCACACAACACGTGCAATAGCCTGTAAGAAATCCATTCCCTCACGGGCAGACTGCAGGTTGTCACCAATGCTATCCCAAATGAGACCAGCTAAATAAACAGCAGGTTTTAATTCATCTGCAATAAATGGATGTGGTTCGCCTTTGTCTTTACGCTTCTGCAAGTCTTCTCTCACAAAGTCGGTGCAACTGTAGCGGGTACTTCCATAACAGATAGTCATAATGCTACGCTTTGTTGTAGACCTTTTGACACCATAATTGAGCCATGCTTGCGCATAAGGCTTACCATTGGTTGCATCT